TGGAGCCGCCTTTGGCGGGTTGCGAGCCCCTTACAACGTGGTTGTAGGGGGCTCGCTAGGGGGGGTACACAGCGTTGAATTAATTTTCTGAGGTGTAGTGGGGTATGTTTTTAATCAACTTGTGGTTCTGAGCCTTGTGGAGGCTCTGTGGGCGCTGTTGCGCTTGGTTTTGATGGTTTTTCTGGTTCCTGGCTTGACAAGGGGGGATTAGCCAGGCCCATGTCGACGAGTTCGTCGTTGTTTTTAGGATTCTGAACAAATTCTAGGAATTTTTCAGGGTCGTTTGCGAATTTATCGCGCACTGATGATGGGAGTTCTGCGAACATTGAGTTCGCTTCCGCAATCATGTTGAGCGCCTCGTGATACTCGATCGCTGGAATATTCATGTATTGCGGGGCATGTTTTGAGTAGTGATTTATCATGCCAGTTCGTTGGAACTTGGCCATGATTTTGTTTATGTTGCATTCGTCCTTGAACGATTGCTTTGTGAGACCCTCTTTCGGGTCGAATTGTATTGAGTGTTTTCTCATGGTTTTTACCTATTGAAGTATGAGTTAGATTCTTTGCGGGCATTGTTTCTGTCTCGCCAGTCGTCCTGATGAGATTTGCCGCTTTGGATACGGTTGTTATTTTGCTTTCTGATTTTTTCGTCGATTTCTCGATTTTCTGCGTCTGATATTTCGCCGCCTACTATTTTGTCTAGATTTTCAGCGGCGTTTGATGCGTCGAGGGCTTTTGCACCACTAGTTGTTGATGATAACAAGCCCTCTATTTTGCTACGATCAATTCCGAGGGAATCGCCGATTGAGTATACATACTCGATTGGATTTGTATCTTTTACTGTTTTTGCGGTATTGGCATTTAAATTTTTAATTTGTGCGCCTGTTTGTGCCACTTGCATGGCAGCATTTGCACCGGCGCCTAATGAGTTTTGGGCAATACCCTGGGATCCTCCGGGTGTTGATGCTCCGCTTCCGCCTGCTGATAGTATTGGATTGAGTCCCGCCATTTTTAAGTCTTTGACCTGGCGTTGATGGGCGGAGTTGGACATGTATTGTTGGAATGCCATTTGTTCTCTGGACATTCCTTCTTGTGAGTCTTGCTGCTTTGATGATCCTCGGTAGCCTAAGTATCCACCGAGGAGTGTTGCTCCTGCTACCCAGAAAGGCATTGGATTTGCTCCTCTAGTAATTTTCTAACTTGTATCATGTTTAGCGCCATTTGAGCGCATTGATACTCGTCAGGTTTTGGGGTGTCATCCCGGGTGTAACCGGGATGCATGGTTGTCGCCATTAGTGAGGCGAAGTATAGATCGAATCTGTCCATTATAGTCTCGTTAGGCCAGGTACGCCGTACATCGGCATTGGCCGAGCGCACTTTAGATTGAAATACATATCCATTTTGAATTGTGGCTCTGTAGGTAGTGCTATTACTCGACCGATTGGTGGATTTTCTTCAATGAATGTTTTTCCGAGAACCGGTAGTGATGAAAAATCCTGTGATAAGTGCCATACGTCAAGTGAGTTAGGAACGTATGATCGCATTTCGCCGGTAATGAGACTTGGTTTGTAGCGATACTCTGCGAATCGCTCCTGATAGCCGAATACGTCGTCATCGGCTGCTGTTCCCTGAGCATAGATTTCTTTGTTGAGTACTTCTTGTTCGCCGATGGTGGCGAGTTCGGGCCAATAGAAGTCGAAGCGTGTACGACGTGACCACGAACGCTCTATGTTTCGCTGGTATGTTAAGTCTGCTCTGAAGCAACCGATACCGATGATAATGCTGTGTTCTGTGAATGACCTAGTAAAGCCGTGGCCGCGGTCGCTCATTGTGCCGATGGCGGCGAGGTTGGCTTGTGGCGTTAATGTGTCTGTAGGTGTCGTTTGTGCGACAGGCGAGATGTTAACCATTGAGTGCCCGCCGCCGAGATATCCGGGTCTTTGTAGCCGGAGGTCTGGTGATGTCACTCCGAAGTGACTTTTGATAACTTCGATGTAGCGTGTTCCACCGCGTGCGTCTTTTTCGAATAGCCTTTGAACGGCAATTGATTGCCGGAGTTGATTTATTGTTGCTGCGGTTGCCGATGTTAGGTCTGCTACCAAACCGGAGTTTGAGAATTCCATTGTATCGGCACCGCCTGCGACTGCATTCCATGCAGCATTTGCTGATCCTGCTTGTGTAACGAGTGGGTGGTCGAAGCCAGTGTTTGTTGTTTGATGGAAACTCGGGACTGTTCCATCTGAATTTACTGGTGCTGATGTTCCCAGGGGGATCGTTACGGCGCCAGAATCTGATTTTTGGGGCCAGGGCAATGCGCTGGTGAAATAATCGTGACGTTTACCTCGCAGTTGTAGTGCGTTCATTGGTACGAGTGTGTCGGGACCGTCATCTTTTGGGACGTCCCTTGAGTCGATTAGGTTCTGATCTCTGAACCATTCGTTATAGATTAACTGGTATGCCCTGAAGGGTAGTGCACTGACGACAATGTCAGGTACTTGTGTTGGTAGACCGAAATGGTCTGCTACTGTTCCGATTGGGAAACCGGCTACGCCGGCATCGATTGTTGGTATTAGATAGTCTGTCGAATCTCCCGGGTCGGTTTGTTCGCCGTTGAATTTTTGCCAGTTGTCCCACACCTGGCGAACTGGTACTTCGAAGAAGAATGTCTCGAAGTGGATATTATCGAGTATGGGAACTATTGGTGTATTTAGCCTGGCGAAGAATGATGCGTCGAGTTTGAATGTGTCTCCGGGTAATGCCTCGTCATAGAATATTGGGATTAGAAATCCCGCGTTCATTGTTGTTTTATGACCACTCGAGCGGTCGAAGCTTGACCGGCTAATTTGAGGTGGTGGGATTCTTGCGAAATCGTGCTGTGAGATTGTTTGCATTTTTACTGCTCCAGTAGTGTATGGCCTTGAGCGATCGATGTTATTTTATCCTGGTTGATTGTTCCAGTTGCATCATCGTATTCGCCGAGATTGAATAATGTATAGTCTTCGGGATGTTTTCCGAATTGGTGTCCGGGGTCTGTGCAGCAGTCTTTGAATGTTCTGAGTGCACGGCCTTGGGCGTGGTCGAAGAATGGGGTTGTATATGCTTCTGATTTGCTGTCGAATACAGCGTAGATTTTAAATTTCATTGTTTTCATAACTCCTGATTAGTCGTTTGAATTTGAGGTGTTGTGATTTTTCCCGGGTTTCTAGTCTTTCCGGGGTTCTGTCTTTCGCGGTTTTTGCCGCGTTTTTTTTGCGCTTTCGCTTTATTTCTTCAATGTCTTCTCCTTCTAGTTCGTAGAGTTTATCGTAGTATCGGGGTAGGGCTACCCGTCTGTGATTTATGATTGCGTTATCGCTTGGATAACAGTCTGATTTGTATTTTTTGTACCAGTCCTTGCCAATGCCTGGCTTTAGGGACATTGTTGTGAATTCTGGTTCTAACGTAATGAGGTTCCCGGTATGAGGGCATGTAGTTTGATAATGATCGTGGGCTTGCTCGCCGGTTATCTTCTTGGTGATGTACCGTGCAACATAAGCTGCACTCTCGAATGTGACGTCTCCGACACTGGTGTATCCTTTACCCCAGATTTTGTCGAGGAACGGTGAGTTGTAGAGTATAAGTCCCTCTGTTTCCTTGATTGGGGATTTGTCCTTGAAGTCCAGGCCGAATAGGCATGCATGAAAGTGGGGGCGTGTGAATTTCTCCCCATACTCCGCACACATGAAATATCTGATTGTCGTCGGATATTGTGATTTGCGTAGTCTTTTCATGAAGTCCTGAAAATGCCATTTTATGAGTGATCCATCCGATGGGAGGTGTTCTTTGGCATATGTGAGAGTTATAAAGGAATTCTGATCGTGTAATGCGGCCTCGTGTACGCACCGAGTAGCCCAATTTAGTGATCGATCCAGCCTGCAGCCGATACACTGACCACACGGTAGGATCAGTTTCGTAGTCGTTTGCGGGGATCTTTGAAAATATATCTTTTTCTTGCCGTTGGAAGTGTTTTCTGTACTGCGCCAGGCAGTTAACGGTTTGTAGCATGGCATGGCGTAGTTTTTTCCTCATAGCGGTAGCTCGATCTGCATATGCTGGTCGAGGTATGGGAGTATTAATTGTTTAGTGCCGGGATTTAATTCCCTTCTCGCGTGGGTTGGCTCCCGGCTGGCCAGATTTATTTCTTTTTCTAGAGCCTGTAACCACCTCTCATAGGGGCACGTGGGCTGAGATTCTTTTTGTTGATGCGAGTTCCGCGTTTGAAGTTTTTGCCGCTGGATTTGCGGCTCATGTTTCGTCGTTTCATGTTTCATACTCCGAATGGTAGTTGAGGGGGTTTTTGTCACCTAGCGGTGATATAGATTAATTGCTTCTATGGATATAAGCAATGGTTATAAGGTGACTGGTGTCACCTAGCACAGTTACACCAAGATAAGGAACTGTGCTTGACGACCCCCTCAGTCCCCCTGACCAGGGGGAGGTGTTTTAGCTTTTTTTTGTGGTGTTACCACGTTGTTTCCAAATCCTATAGAACGCCTTGCTCCGCTGTCGCGCGTCGTCATGATGGATTTGGAGCCGCCTTTGGCGGGTTGCGAGCCCCTTACAACGTGGTTGTAGGGGGCTCGCTAGGGGGGGTACACAGCGTTGAATTAATTTTCTGAGGTGTAGT